GGCGCATTAGCATTAGGTCTTCTAGGATTAGCATTAATACCATTTGCAGGTGCAATGTATTTAATAAAGGATGTTAATTGGGATGATTTTAGTAAGGCTGGTAAAGCTCTTACTTCATTTGCATTAGGAGCAGCTCCATTATTATTAGCAACGCCTGGATTGGTTGGAAGCGCAGTAGGTCTTGGTTTATTTGCAGGCGGTATATATCTATTAAAGAAAGCCATAGGAGATGATGGTGGTGAAGCAATGAATACATTTATCACAGGATTAACTAATCTTACAGATAATGTAGATATTGAGGCTCTTTCTGGTATAGCAAAAGGCGTAGGTATCTTAGCGCTTGCAATTGCAGGTCTTGGTGCTGGTGAGGCTGTATCAGGTATAGCATCTTTCTTTGGAAACTTAGTAGGTGCCAAAAATCCTATTGATCAACTTATAGAACTTGCAAAAAGTGGTGATAATATTATTGGAATTGGAGCTGGTATAAAAAATATATCAGCTGGCTTTAAAGAAATGGGAGAATCTGCTGCTGGTATTGCTGCACTTGCAAATATTGATATTTCAAAATTGGAAGAACTTGCTAAATTTGAAAAGGCCAAGGAAGCTGGATATACTTCATGGAAAGACTATGAAAGTAATAGCTTTAAATGGAAAGGTAAAATGGATGCAGATACAATGCAACCAATGCCTTCTACTTCAGGATCAGATTTAAATCAACAATCAAGTATTAATGCAGGACGAGGTGGCGGTATTACTGTTGTTAACAATAATATTGGAGGCAATACCAATGTTAATTCAAGCTCCAGCAATGTAAATACCAATAATAGCGTCATGGTTCCTGCCATGGCCGGCAGTTCATTGGGCAGTATTTGGGGTGATTAATGCCTATTGTTATAGATGAACTGGTCAAAATCTTCCGCGGAATGCACTCCCTCAAGATTAAATATTACTGAACCGTGAATATCATAAAATACAGTGTATGGAATGCCTTTAATTTTTGCATTCAAAATTATACTAAGATTATTAAAATCATCAACATCTATAATCTGAAGTTCCGTTGGAGTTCTATCACAATACTCTTGAACTACCTGTTGATACTTTAAACAATCAATACAGTCAAGAAGTGAGTAGAGTTTGATTAAAAAGATCATATAGTATATAACTAAAATGCTGCTCTTACATTTTATAGCAAGAGCAGCATTTTAGGATTGTTTAGTTCAAATCATATTTTAGCTCTTGGCTAATTTTGCAAAGTATGACAAACTTGAATCATCTCCATCTTCTTCTCCGTCATCAACAGATGGTACATAAGAAGGTGCGGCAGATTCTTGAACAGGTTCAGGAGCACTGCGGCCAACAACTGAGCGAGTTGGTTCGGATGCAACTGCACCAACAGATTGGACAACTGTAGTTTCACCTAACACTTCATACAACTTACGGCGAAGTTCATCATATGACTTGTAGTTTGATGGATCAATAAAGTCAGACAATGAATAGATTCCTTCATAAACTTCCTTAAGACGTTCTTCATCTCCACCAAACAATTCAGATACATTATCAAATTCTGACTTATCATAATTACGATAACCTTCAACATTACGAATCTTCAATTTAAAGTTTGCACCTGACCATAGGTCAAATGGATTGGTTGGAGTTTCCCCTGGGAATTGTGGTTGCATAACATCCATAATCTTATCAAAGATCTTCTTTCCAAACTTATAAAGAAATTGCTTTCCTTCATTATTAGGATTGCTTGGGTCTGAAATAACCAGAATGTTTGAAACATAATGAAGACGACGCTTACGATCACGAACACCATCCTTATCAGATTCAATACCTGAATTCCATTTTGCGGCGTTATATTCTCCTAGTGGATCGGGTTGACCAATCGAAGTCAGGGAGTTTTCAATATACCAACGGCCAGTTGGTCCTTTAAAGCCGTGATCCCAATATTTTACCCACGGTAGATCTTCACCTTCCTTGGCTGGAAGAAAACGAATAACGGCATAACCATTTCCTGCTTTATCTACTGCTGGGCTCCACATCCTATCATCTCCATAGGATTTGGTTGGACCTGCTGTTTTTTCTGCTGCATTAACTAGTTTGTTAATTGCTACATCCCTATTTTGTTTCATCTTATCAAATGACATTGTATTTAGTTGTATATTGTTTGTATATTGTTGTATTGCTTGTACTTTGATATTATATACTATTTTTTTACATTTGTAAATAAATTTATTATAATATCTCGGTGCTTATCCAAATTCATTTCTGAATTTAAGAATTTGCTGTATTTAAGAATCCTATGATTAATATCAGATATTATATCAAGAGGATCCTTAAAATTATTTATAACATCTTTTGTGAAAGATATTAGATTATTGAGTATCACTAGAGACTCCAATGATAACTTATTTCTTTGATGCAAGGTATAAATCAAAGGAAAATTAGATCTATCTTTAGGAAGAATGGTTTCATCAAATGATAAATTAAACTTTTCACATTCGGATAACATATTGCTCATTTCAGATTTGAAGGTATAATCCATTCGTTGTATTTTTGCCACCCATTCCTGATATACCTCATCAGACATTCCTCCTATCCATGAATTGCCAGAGATGGTATTGGCAAGGAAATATAGAATCAAATCATTCTTTGTATATTTTTTCGATAGTTTATCAAGAGTCCATTTGTTTCTTGCTTCTGTTGGACTTCCTATTTTTAATCGAGGACCTTTAAAATTAAATTTAAAAGCATCATATGATCCAGGCTTAAAGTGTAATTGTATTCCCATGTATAGTGACCATACATCAGGAGCAGATATTCTGGAATTATCTGAAATTTTAATCATAGAAATTCAAATAAATCTGTCGATCGAGGTAGATAATTATTTTTTTGTGCTTCGGCTTCCAACTTATTTTTCAAAGGACCTGTAATGAGTTTTGCAATATCTTCAGGTTCTATACTCAGTTCTTCACATATATTTACAATGGCTTCTGCATAACCTAGACCTTCATCATATACCAATGCTTCAGTACGTGAGATTAGTTCTGCCTTTGTGATGATGGGAATAATTTTTTCAATTTCTGTTTCAATTTCTGTGCTCATAATTTGTGTTCTAAGATTTTAAGTAGTACAATGTTTTCATTTAAACGACCATTTGCCTTTTTTCTGGTTGTTGTTAAACCATCAAATATCTTATCAAGCTTTTTAGGTGTTGATGATAAAATTCCAGTAATGATGGATGCAGGTTTGCGCAATGTGGTTGTAAAGCTGGCTGCATCATCCCACCCATACAATGTAGATCCCTTTACTTCAAAACCAGCATTACCTGATGCAAAGAATACGGACAACTGCCTATTCTTTGTATTGAACACATACAACCTTTGCGATCCTGGAATTCGTACAGGAGCAACTGAATCAATTGAATAATCAACTGAGTTTAATTGATACTTAAGTTTTGCAACTTGTTTTGTTGCATCCTTGGTTTTTTTAATTCGTGGCTTACGTTCAGATACTTTAATCTTGGAGTGTAGTACCACATCATTTAACATGGTATCAAATGCTTTTACAATCTTTCGCAATTCCGTTTTGGATAAAAAACTATAACTCTCAACTGCTTGAGGACATGTTTTTTCCAAAGCATCATTGTACTCAACTCGATGACATGAGAGCCAATCGGCAATTTGCTTACATCCTTGAGTTGGAACTTTATGACTTTTTAGTAAATCAAGTAGATTGACAATTGTAATATCTTTTGTTTTACCATTCCATGTGTCAATCAATTCTTCAAGAACCATAATGACATCCTTTCGTGTATTCTCACGAATGCGATCCATTGGAGAAATTACCTTAGCCTTTTCTTCTACCACAGCAGATTCAACTGAATCGGCTTGATAGGTATTGTTTAGTAACTCAGCAATTTCCTTTTTTACCAAAGCATAATCAGATTTTGCAACAGGCGGTTCTTCGTGAAATGGAAGTGTATCAAAATAATCTTGAGCCTTGGGATGCATATGCGGCATTCCGCGATTCATACAACGAATAAGTTTACCAATGGATGTAAGTACAGGAACGTTCAATTCCTTAATAAGAGCAATTTGTTCCTTGGAATATTTCTCAGTTTTCATCCAAGCGAGAACAATTGGTTTTAGATCATTGATGGTAAGATAGTATTGATAAAAATTCAATGCTCTATTTCGAAGCCTATAGAATTTTTCAACAGGCCAAGATTCCCAACCAGTCCATGTTGGTTCCTCCCCTGTCCATTTTGAGTCACTTGCAATAACATTTCCTACTTTTGAAAATATGCTCATACTGATAATTCAACTGTAACGAGATTATCCACTGAAAATGAACGCCATCCTTGAGCCTCAAGATCATATACTCTGACAATATCATCAGGATCAATACGAACTTTCTTATCGGGATCTAGTGATGGAATATGCTCAAATGGGATAACTCCAATATCCTTGGTGCATTTCATTTTTCGAGTAGAACCATCAGAGATTTTTACAAAACTAATGTCTAGAATATTGTTTTCAAGAAGGAGCGACAGCGATTCTTTTGTATATTCTTTCATATTATTGGGGGATATAAATTTGTGATTTGGGAGCGAGTGACTTTGCATATTTTTCACCTTCAAGATGTCCTGCTTGAAATGATGAATCTTCAATGACTTCCACAGCATCGCGGATTGATTGTACTGCATCTACAATACTAACAGTTCCATCACGAACTGCTTGAAATAATGCGGTGAGTTTGTCTTCGGTATCAGGTATTGCCATATGTGTATTGTATATTATTTTTTGGTGTTTGTAAACAAAATTATTACCATTCAAATTCAGAGAATTCAATAATCTCGCAATTGCTAGGATTGGTACGATATTCAAGAAAATATTTAATGGTATATCTACGGAGATACATTACAGCCAATCGCATCCATTCACCATGACTTACCACAATAATATTATCTGGCAAATCATCCTTCATTCGATTAAGCTCATGAAAGAATAGAATTACACGTTGATAGCACTCCGAAAAACTTTCGCCTCCTAGTGGCCGATAATAAAAATCAAAATGCTTTTTACGATCAAAATTTGGAGTATCTACAAGGTTATTAAGTTCTCCCCAAGTACGTTCATGGATTAGTGGTTCTTCAATCATTTCAGCATAGATGCCTTGCTTGATCAATTGACCATCAATCAATTCGGCTGTATCCTTTGCTCGTTTGAATGGTGAATAAAATAGCACACATTGCTTATCAGATTTTAGACGGTCATATAATTGTTTTCCACAAGCAATAGACTGTTCAGCTCCAAGAGAAGTCAATTCAATTTCATCATCATTCTTGGCAAAATAAATTTGTGAATTTACATTACCTTCCGATTGTCCATGACGAATAAGATAAAGATTTTTCATATATGTATATTTGTTTGTTTTATTAGTCCTGTCCTTTTCCCGCACGAAGTTTAATGAGATATGGAAAACGAGGAATGCCATCGGGTGTCAAATTAAAGAATTTACATGTAGCCCAAGTTCCTGCATATTGATTACGATTATTCCATAGATCTGTGAGAAAGTCATGGGAACCTTTGATGTTTGAGCGAAAACGAACTCCATCTTCACGTTCCATAATGGCAAACCCTGCCATCAAACTTCTATTGCCATTACCTTCACCAATCTCAATAATTTTATATTCATCATCAACAAAGGTTTTTCTCTTCAATAAATTAGCAGACCTTTTGAATTCATAAGGAGTATCCAAACGAATCATCTGGCCTTCATAGTTTTCCTCAAGGAATTTTCCATAAAACTCATCAAGTTCAGCTTCAGTATTTGTCTTAAAGGTAAGAACTGGAATGACATATTTGAGATTGTATTGTTTAATAATTTGATTAAGCCGAACGGACCGTTCAGAGAAAATCATGCTATCATCACAAATATCATAGCAATGATATTGCACATATTTTTCAGATTCTGTAAGGTCTGCTGATGTTGGTTTGGTCTTCTTAATCAAAGATGAAATTTTATTAAAGTCATCATGAAAATCGTGATTATAGAGTTCACCATCAAGAATGAGACCAGGTATTTCTTTAAATACAATCTCTAGTTCTTCAAGAATATGAGGAATAGTCATCCATGGTTTACCTGATCGTGAGAATGGACCTGTTTTGGAAATTACTGCACGCATTCCATCAAATTTAGGCTGAGTGTAAACGGGGAATTTTACCTTGTCTTTGCGGTCCTCCCACTTTTTAGCAAGCATAGGCTCAACAAACTTTGGAGTGTCAATTGCATTGATGTCCTCAAAAGAACCAGATTCAATCTTTTTCTTCCAACATGCTTGAGCTTCAAAGATTGCCTGAGCATCCCCATCACGATGGTTTGCCCGACCTTCATTGGTCGGCATAGCCTTGAACCAGGAAGTGATTACAATTTTACCTCCAACTTGACCATGCATAGTGCGATATTTGTCGCCTTCAATTTCAACGGTCCATTGCTGAGTTGCACCTGTAGAAGTGCGTGAGTATAGTGTAGGTAGTTTCATAATATTAGATGTCAGCAATTTTATTAAAAATCCAACCAAGGATAAGAGTTGCTACGGCAAAGTAGCCATAGATACAAATTGCATGTTGATAACTTTCAGGTATGTTCATATGTTGTGGTGGTTTCCTTACAAAGTAATTATACCATAAATAGCGCACTTTGTACACAACAAAATATGCAAAAGATCAATTATTTTTGCTCCACTGTAAACCAACGGCTTAGGAAAATGGAATAATTCAATAAGGACCTCACTTTCTACAATAGAGTTAAATCTCAACTTTAAGACCTCCTAAAGTGTTGGTTTCCAATGGTCATAATGATGGTTTTAGCCTAATATTGTTGATTTGAGCTCTAATCGGGTAAACATCCATTAGGACCTAGGCATCTCCTCCTAGGAGCCTTAACCTACAATGTACACTCAATTCCGAGGAATTCATCCAAATCAAAGTCAATGCTGTCTTTCAAATCCTTCAAAGTACAGTCATCTCCATCAGCAAGATTCAAATTGTTGAGAATGGTTTGGTGAATGACATCCTCAAGAAATTCTATTCGATTGCAAGCAGCATCAATAGAAATTCCAATCTCAGCGGGAGTCATGGGAATATCATCAATCTCACCTCTCCTCCACTCATTGAACTTTCTTAGTTTATAAACAATTGTTTTCATAATTTAGTATAGATGCATCGCAAATAGAGCAAAAAATACTACGGCTCCTACAATTAGGCATAGACCTGCCGCAATAAGCATTGTTTTATCATCTGTATTCATAGAGTTAGGCGTTGGCATACCGAACATTACGGTCATAGCTAACTTCGCGAAGCTTATGGTAGGTCCGTTGTAGTGTCTTATCATTTCGGTTTGAGGCCACAATCCATCCATTAGGTTGCCGAGTTAGCACCCAGCCTGATCCTAGGCCAAATCGTCCTCGCTTAAGAAAAATGCCAAGAGCTTCAGTGGGGCATCGTCCTTCAACAATGCATTCTTTTCCATTTTTATCAAGGACAATATAGGCAATTTCGTTATTTGTTGTGTTCATATTATTGTGTTGTGGTAGTTTCCTTACAAAGTCATTATACCACAAATAAGCAGGTTTGTACATAACAAAATTGCCAAAAGATCAATTATTTTTGACTATTACAAACCAACGGCTTAGGTAAACCGATCAGTTTGATCAAAATCTGCTCCTCCATACTCTCTTCTATGAGTGCTCGTCTATCTTTTCTGCAATATGCTAACAATTAAGACTGCAATCATAATTAGACAAACTGCAGGCAAGAACTCATTATGCGGCTCAACATTTAAACTCATAGTTGTGGAACATATTCTTTCAAATATGTATATAGTTCAATTGTTTTTTCAACGTCATAAATAGCGTCATGAGCTTCATCTTCATTCCATGTAAGCCCTGCACTTTTACACACTGTTCCTAATTTAAAATTGGGAAGTGCTCCGCGTACTCTCTGTGTAAACCATGCGGCTGCTTGCATTACACAAATACTTGGTGTAAAAAACCAGCTGCCAAAGTAATTATCTCCATTCTTAATAAAGAACTCTCTTATAAAATCCGTATCAAATGTTGCATTATATGCAACCATTTGCATTTTATCAGCCTTGTTATATTTATTACAATGCCGCGATAACACTTTAATAAATTCTTGATAAGCTTCTGGTGCTGTCATTTCAAGATTCTCTAGTTTCTCTTTGGTCATTCCAGTTTTTTCAGTTGAACCTGCATCAATATACTCTAATGAGAATGGACGAAACCTAAGGTCAAACTTTTCAAGCACCGTCAAATCTGGATCGGTAACAATTGCAGAAAGTTGAAAGATGTTGTGTAATTTGTTATTAAGTCCTGTGGTTTCACAGTCAATAAAGCACATTGTATAGCCAGGATAATTAGGAGTTGTCATATCAATATTATATCAGGATTTTGCGTTTTGTAAATCTTTTTTAAGATTATGATTTTCCATAGCAAATGCTAAATTTGCCTCACGAAGATTTTCCAAATCCTTTGGTAAACAAATCATGGAAGAATGTTCTATAAGAAGATCAGCATATTTGGATAACCACTCATAATCCTTCCAGGAAACATATTCACCTTCTTCATCTTGGCTCATAATGCCATCGGCAGGATTCCTAGTGTATCGTATAATTTTCATTGATCTAATTTTGGTGGTTTATTGTTAAGCAAATTTGGTTCTATCCATTGATATGTAATCTCTTCACTATCATTTTTTACTGGAACTGCATAACCTCTCTGAAAAGCTTCAAACATAATGATCTGCCTTTCAGCTTGAACAAGTGAATATACTACTCCTACAAAAATTCCAACAGCAAGAGTAATAGAAACACAGGCAATAAAATGTATTTTTACTTTTTTCATAACGTTAAAATAAAAAATGAAAGATGGCAAAAATGACGCCGATGAATGCACCAACCACCATCAATAATAATATAATCGGCACTGCAAACGCAGTGACAATTGCAAAAAATATCATCCCAATTAAAGACAATGCTCTAGCCACCGCTGCAAAGATTAGGCTAGCAATTAGTAAAAGTATAAGTTCTAAAATCAACATTATTGTAGTAATTCTGGATTTTCCAAGATGTTCCCGATAATTGTCATTTCGGAATAGTCACAATTCTTTGCTCTATCTAATTCGGACCTAAAGAACTTGCTACCATTGATACTTTTGTATAATAGAGGATCATTATATG